TTGTGTAGTTGAAACCATAAAGCAAACTCCAAACATACCAACAGTTCCTGTTGCTTGTTGTTTGAAGTAATATCTCTGACACCTAGCTAATTCATCTTGATACGATCTATGTTCAAAGTCAGTTGCAACGTCTCCTACTTCAAGCTGAACACCTGTAATTTCAAATGTTGCATCATTTGTTGTGTACCATGTTGATGTCTGATCTGGTGTCCTTGTCCCGCTAGCATAAGCAGCCCATGTATTTAAGGTGGGAGAAGCCGTGTAATCAGTCCCTAGAAAGGGTGTAATATGTATTCTCAGACCTGACGCATTATTATTATCAAATTGCAAATTGGAATTACCCGGAATTGTTTTAGTTATCTTTGTCCAAGTATCAGCAGATAAAGAACCTGTTTCAAAAGGATAATTTTGTGCTGTCCCATCATCTGTTTTTATATAGCCATGAAAATTTTGAGCAACACTTGATTTAACCCAAAAAGATAATGTTATATAACTAGATGTAGAGGTATAGTTCCATCCACTATTAGCAATATCTTGTGCTTCTAATATTTGAGCAATAACAATCCGATCAGAAGCACCAGCACCGCTAGTCTGGTTTCCATTTGTTAGATGATATGAATATCTAAAGCCTTTTTCCCAAGGGCCAGTATCACTAGAAGTTAAAGCATGTTGCGCTTGTGTAGGTGTTTCATCAGTACCCGTAAGAGTGATAGCAAAACGATCAACAGTTGAATAACTAGATGTAGAGGTAGATGACGTACCTCTTTGTGCAACATTCATCGCCCCATTAATTATCAAATTTCTGTTGCTTAGATTATTAGTGATCTTGGCGGTTGCGGTCCCATCACTAGCCAATGTAATCGCATCGCTAGTTGCCGTTGTATGGCGTATTGCGTTTGTTTTTAATTGGCTCATGATGGTACTCCTATTGCTGTGATTCCTACCGAGGGTCTTCTAAATACATTAACAGCAGTTCCTGCATAATTTCTTAAATAGTTGACGTGCCATTCTCGATTTGAGTCATATTCTCTAAATTGAAGTTTAAGTGTTTTGTCAGAAGACCACGAAGCTCTTCTACCTGTTGCGTCTGAATCAGAACCACCAATATTAACCGCCCACTTAAATTGTTGCGGTTGATCATAGTAGTTAGTATTCATTCTTTGAGTATTTCTACAATCTGTTATCAAAGTCCCATCAATTAGAAATCGCCAAGAGGCTATTGCATCAGTATCTTCTGAAGCACTACTAAAACAAAATTCATAGATAACTTGAGTAGTACCATCTGGTGGTGTATATGTAATCGCCGAACCAGGAAGATCTACCCAACTTGTAGTTGCAGCTAGAGAAGCAGAAGGATTTTCTAAAGTTACATCTCCTTTTTGACAAGCCATAACAGAACCATCTGCCGGTGAAAAGAATTGTTCTAATACTTGAATACTTGATCCACCAACAAAACTAAGATTCTTCGAGCCATCTGTTTTTAAAAATTCTCCTGCTCCTCCATCGGCTACAGGGAGAACAAATGGAACATCTGCATTACCTGTTGTTGTAGCTGGACCCTTAAAGGAGACAGAGCCTCCTCCTGAGTCAGCTGTTAATTTAATTTCACTCATGGTTTTGGATATTTATCTTTAGTGGTTTTAATAGTGGCCTTCCAAGCATCAATACCATTATGGTAGATGTCATCCAACTGATCGACCACAGAAGGGTATTCGGCTGCTCTTTTCCATTTATAATCTTCTTTAGCTAGTTCTGTTCTAGCTGCATCTATCTTTGATTGTTCTAATGTTATTTTATTGCCACTAGAATCAAAAGCTCCAGTTCCATCATCAATACTTTTGACATTAGGATAGGCTTTATAAATTGCGGTGTGATCTAATGTCATCCTGCTATCTCCAGAGCTGTTATTGTTGAAGTAAATCTATGATTAGTTGTAGCATCTTGTCTTGCGTTTACATGAGCAGTACCAGATTCTGCACCTGTTTTAATTTTATAAGTGGTAGCTGACGTTGTGTTTGGAGTATCTAGAAAATTAATTGTACCTGGATAAGTGTTACCACTATCATTTGCAATAGTTGCTGGCAATGTGCCGCCATCTGGAATTAAAATATTTGTTGAATCTCTAACTAATTGTATAAACTGTGTTGTTCCTGATACTGAACCCATTATTTGTACCATTATATAAACTTTGTTTGAAGAACTTGCGGGTGTAATACTAACACTTAATCCTGTGACATCGGTTAAACTAGCATAATTATTTGATGTAGAAAAATGATCTATTTTAGTTGTTTGGACAACTTGAAGAATTGAACCTGCTGGTTGTACAGCAGAAACAGGAGTAATTGTATTTGCAGACCCGTTGAGTGTTAAAGCCATAATCTGATACTAGCTAATAACCCATACACCGTTGTTAGTTACGGTTGCGCTTATTGTAATTGGTCCAACAGAGTGCGCTCCTTTATTGACCGCTATCGTGTAATTATTAGAAATTGTCTGAGAATTTTCGTATATACATCCATCTGCTACCGCCCCAACAACATCAGCCCACTCTGGATCGTTCGCACCAATCTTTAGGAATTGTCCGCTTGTTCCTTTGGCAAGTCTTTGGTCAGCACTTGCTCCCCTATAAATAATGTCTCCTCTTGTTGTTGTAGGAGTTGTTGTAACTTCCGCCCAAGTTAAGCCTCCAGCAGCTCCACTTTGAGCTTGTAGGAAATATCCATTTGTAGGCCCATTACTTACGTTTAATTTTGCCTCTGTGACTGTGGTATCCCCTGGGGTTCCAATCGCAATTGTTGTCCCCATATTGATGATGAAATATGAGGCTCCTGAGGGAGGAGCAGAATCAAAAATAATGTCCGTCCCAGAAACTACATATCCCTCAGTCATATCACCTTGACCTGTTCCATCATTCGGTTGCTGTATTACACCGTTAATTGAAACTCTTAAAATTTCTGCATTTGTAGGAGTTACTGCATCACTAGTTCCCTTAGTAACAAGTTTGAAGCGATAACGAGAACCATCAAAAGTAGCTCCACCTCCACCCGTTCCAGATGACGAAGCAATATCTAAAAGGTCTGCTGAACCTGTCGCTCCTCCTCCAATCTCTCCCCAACCAGAATTGTACCCTTCGAATTTGGACGTACTACTATTGAATCTGAAATCGCCGTTGCTGGGCGATCCATCGCGCTGTCCAGTCGTACCAACGGGTATCCGCAAACTGGAAGTATAATTATGAGTAACCTTGCCTGTAAAAGTTCCTCCACTTGTAGGGATACCGCCTGAGTCAGTAGCCCAAGTTAAATTTGTAGGAGTAGAAGCATCTGCCTTAAGGATCTGGTTAGCGGTAGGAGCGGCACTAGGAAGACTAATTGTGTAGCTAGAATCTGAACCTTTATCAGTCGCTCCTTTTATTCCTACATAAGCAGAACCATTTGAATCCGCTTCATATAGTCTTACCTCTTTTGCATTATCAACAGAAAGATTATCTGTTGTTGTTATTGCTCCTGAAGTTAAGGATGAAAGCGTTCCAACAGATGTGATATTTGACTGAGCTGCGCCTGTAACTGTTGCCGCTGTTCCTGAACAATTACCAGTAACATTTCCAGTTAAAGCACCAACAAAAGAGGTGGCAGTTAATGCACCTGTATTTGAATTGAAGGTCAGACTTGTCGCTGTTTTTGGAGGTAACGACCCGCTTGCAGCCGTAGTAAACAGAATCGAACAAGAAGTGTCAGTGGATTCAGCCGCGACAGTAAGATTAGTAACCGAGGTAGCAGTAGCAGCATTACCTGTGTATTGAGTAGCTGAAAGAACTTGTGTACCTGCAACTTTTAAAACTTTTCCAGAAGCAAGGTCAATATGCTCACTACTTGTCCATGCATCGGTGGAATCGACCCAATTCCAAGTTTTGTCACCTTCCGTTGAATCTACTGTTATTCCAGCTCCATCTACTGCTGCATCATTTCCATTGCCTTTTGCAATTTCGATGTTCTTGTCTGCAACGGTCATCGTGGTACTCGACACCGTAGTCGTGGTTCCGCTGACTGTTAAATCGCCAGGAATAGTGACAACACCAGCCGAGCTGATTGATAACCTTGCCGTTCCGCCTGTACTTAAAACAAGAGAATTAGAGCCACCACTTATGCCTGTATCTTGATCGGAGTTAAAGGAAAAGGAAGGGGCTGCCGCACTACCATCTGGAGCCTTACTTAATACATTTGCAAAAGTAATCTTTTTATTTTTATCTGCCCCTGTTTCGCTCTGGTCAATAATTGGCAGGACATCAGTAGCCGCTGGTGCGGTTAAAGCTGTGAAATCACTAATACGTCTATTTGCCATGATTAGGTTTTAATTACATACATTAAAGCGACGTTTCGTGGTCTTGTTTCAGATCCGCCAGTGCTTTCAGTTTCCTTGTCAGCTGATACACAATCATTATCGCCTCCTTTCCACCATCTGTAATTACCCGAAGAGTCATTCTGTTGATCGACATAAGTATGAGTGTGAGCTTTAAGGTCGTCAGATTGAGTTGAACCAAGTGACCTTCCTGAATCAACCCCTCTTGAATTATCCCAACCTCTTATAAATTCCCCCCGAAGGTCGGGTAAATTAAACGTGGAAGAACCGTCACCTGCTCCAAACGTGGTCGAAATTGTGCTGAATAATGTTGCATAAGTACTTCGACTAACGGCGGCTCCATTGCACTCTAAAAATCCAGTGGGAACTGTTGATGTTCCCATTGCATAAATAGCACCTGTTGGAGTACCACCGCCTAGATTTATCCACGCTGATCCGTCATAAGCCTCGACTTGTCCTAACGTACTATTTACACGAGTGTCGCCTGTAGCTGGAGAGCCTGGACGCTGGGCAGTTGTCCCAACTGGTAATTTTAATCTTGAAGTTCCTGAACAAGAAAGCTCAGGAGTAGTGACTGTTCCTGTGAAAGTGGGTGAGGCAACAGTGGCATGACCCATTTCAGCAGTATCACTAGCCCCTAATTCAATCCAGCCATTATTTGCCTCATTCCTGAGCTTGATTTTGTTATTAGTTTCATCTATCCATAATTTTCCAGCAACAGTTGTTGAAGGCGCTGAGGTACCACTATTTGTTGATTGAATATCTCCTAAAACATTATTTAAGTCTGTACGGAATGTTGCTCCGTTTGCATTTGCCAGATCGTAATCATGTGTGTTGCTCATTTAACTAATCTCCTTACCGAATCCAGAAGCACCCCAGACAAACGGTCTTGCGACTGCTGAACTGCCGTTCTTGAATGTTACTTGAAAACCTGTACGACTCAAGCTTGTAACCTCATAAAAATCACCTGATTGTTGAGTTGTTGGATTGATAACCACGCTTGGAGTGCTTTTGAAAGGTTTAGTAAATGAGACTGTGTAAGTACTAGAGCCTGTCGTAACAGGAGTAGAAATTGATTCAGTTCTTCCTTGCAATTCTACTGTTGCACCTAATTCTGTGACCTTAATATTTTGGTTTGTGTCCGAACTTGTCAAAACGGCTTTGTATTGAATGCCCCTAGCACGTACTAAAACATTAGTTAATTCCTGCCAGTCACTCCAAGTAGGAGAGCCAGAAGGATCACCACTTGTTGTTCTGATATAAACAGTTCCATTGCATTTGTCTGCACTGGCAGCTCCTACGGCATCAATATCACCCCATGAGTCGATCAAGTCTGTCCTTGAATCCCACAGGCTGTCGATTTGATAACTACTTGCTTTAATGTTTCTTTTCAGGTTTACGTCATAAACCTGAGACAAATCAGTGCTATTTGCAAAAGCATATTCACCAGTGGCGCTAACAGCACTACTAGCCTCTGTAAGTTTTAAAGCATCGAGTGATGCATCATAAATAGTATTTGTCTTAGAGCCTGTAAAGTTCGCTGTATGTTCATCAACAGTCTGAACAACAACACGCTCGGAAGGCGTTGGCAAATCAACCGTGATCCTTGTGGCGTTCCAATCTGAGTCAGAACTTCCAGGCGTTGGAGATTGACGCCCGCCGTCATCCTCGAATTTTAATAAATACGTTCCAGTTAGCAAAGGCACTTGCTTTTGTGTCTGCGATCCTGTTGCCTCGATTCCTAAATCTTGGGCTGTATTCCATTGCGCTCCACTTGTTAAAGTTGAATGTCTAATTAATGTTTTTCCTCCTAAGATTACATCTAATTCACTGGCTCTTGTCCAACTTAGAATTGCACTAGATTCATCAATAGGAAGCAACGTAATCCCAGATACTTGTGCGGGTGAAGCGGTTTTCCCTTGAGCAGAAAAAGGACTTAATGACGCTGGCAAGGTTGAACGTAAGCCAGAAGCACTAACGCTATAAACTTCAATTGTATAATTCCCTGAAACGGTATCTAGTATTTCAAAATCTTTTGCACCTTCAACTGAACGGCTTGTCCAATTACCGCTTTCATACCTCCATCTGATATATACATTATCTGTTGAGTTAGTCCAGCTAAGTAATATTTTAACTCTTGCGATTCCTGTATTTTCATAGATAGTCTCTTCCGCAACTAACCCAGTTGGCGCGGCTGGCGGAATATCTAAATCAGTAACGTCCCTAGTTGTTAACGCGATATTGTTTTCAATATGTGCATATTTCCCAGAGTTATATTGAATTGCGCTAATTGAATAGAAAGCTTGATCCTGTTCTTCGATGCTTAAAACCCGCCAAGTTGAGGCAAGAATATTTGAAGTTTGATAGACCCAAACACTATTCGCATTAGGAGCTGAACTATAAGCCGAGGAGACGGTAATTACATTGTTGGAAATTCCACTAACCGTCTTACTTTCAACAGAACCATCAGACAACACGACTGACAAGGTTGGAGCATTCTCAACTGCTAAACCTGTCGCATCGTCAACAGTAATAGCCGTTGTTGTTGCGCTTGCAATTCTTCCCCCTCTTCTTTCTCCTGCCCTAACTGGATCAGCGATTTCTATTACTTGCCCTGGTCTAACAACAACACCAGCATCAAGAGAAGCGGAGAAAGTGACAACTTCACGCTCCACGTTCTCCATGTATAAAGCCCATTTTGCAAGTCGATTTGCTTGACCTCTTGACGTACATGCAAAGGCATCTATATTTTTCACAATTGATCCATATCTTGCTTTGTTTGCGGTATCAATTACCTCTTCATATTGAACATCTCTTAAATCAAGATCCAAATATTTAGCAACAACAACTGTCGGTCTTGTTTTCTGGCTACTGGTTGAATAAGTGAATCCAGGTTCTAAAACATTAGCGAGAGTAAACAGATAGCTAGGGTCAGCGGGACTGTCTTGAGCAATAGTTAAAGCTCCAGCGCTCCAGTAAGGCATCGACCTGAAAACGCTACACATTTGATTAATGACGTTATATGCTTCACTCGCTGTTTGAATACTTATATTGCAACTAAATCTAGGCTCTGTATTACCTGTATTTGTGCCGTCGTCTATCTGTTCAGAGCAATATTGAGACGCAGAATAAAAAGAAAATTTATCTAATTCTGTTGAATCTAAATGATCTCCCAGCCCATAGCGTGAGGACGTAAGCAAATCGTATAAGCACCAGGCAGGGTCGGTCGTCCATTGAGCCGCTCCCAATGTTCCATTAAAAGCACCTGCATATGTGATACTGCCATCGCTTTGTACTGTCCCATTATGTGGGATCTTGACCTTAATCCCTTTAACTAAGTACGATCTTTTTGGGATAGATGTGAACTGTTCAGCATCAAGCCTTAAGCCTACTAAAGCAGAATTATTATAAGTTCTTTGATCGTAAGTTATTTCGGTGTAAGAGTTCCATTGTATTTCATTAGCAAGTTTTGATGAATCACTATCATCAGTAACTCTAGTAACTTTGATATTGACAGGAAAAGCCCCACTTAAATTGATTAGATAATCTCTTTGATATAAATCACCTGTTCTACCTGCTATTTTTCCTGAATCACCTGAGACAACTGTTGAATAACTTCCGCCGCTATATTGAACCGCGATAGACAATTCAACCTCAGTTCCATAAATATCGCCTTTATCGCTAAGTCTTTGCAAAGAAGGGATAGAAATAGTTACTTTTACAGCATCAACGTCACTATCTGTTATTTGAACAACTCTTGGAGTTGCTTGAACAATAGTTGTAAATCCTGTACTTTTTACGGTTGAAGTGTTTTCAGTTATAGGAATATTTGTTTGACTTGATGTCCCTGTCCTTGCCTCCCAAGACACGTCCTTGAAGTTATAGGTCCCATCGGCTGCCTGAAGTGGAACATTATTTAAAAAAATAGATTTTGCCCCATCGTCTAAACCTTGTATTTCTCCCTCGCCTATAAGGTCTAATACTTTTGCAAATTGTTTTGAGTCAAGGTTGTCTTTGGCTTCAGTTGGAGTACCTCCGCCTCCGCCTCCGCCTTTTCCGCCGCCTCCACCAGATCCAATTACTAAACTCATGCTTCCACCTGCACTGTGTCAATGGCCGCCGAAATAACGACTGATCCTGTCATTACTTTTCCATAAATCACAGGAACAGCAACACCCGCTCGACTTGTGTTCTGAATACCACTAAAGCTAAAGGATCGACGAGGGTCCTGTTCTGATTCTGAAACTGTAGGGACTGGCGAGATCATGTTAGAAACACCACTTAAAATCATAGAAGCACCAATTACGCTCGTCATAGTTCCAACCGCTGTTAATACTCCAGCTGTGCTCACTCCGACAGTTGCAGCCGTGCCAGCGGCTCCAGAAGCGATCAATCCATGTGTGCCGAACATACCCGCGCCAGGAAATATAAAAGAAGCACCAATTAAGGCAGCTCCTAATAATATTCGTCCTGTATTTCCTCCTGCTCCAGCAATTACTGGAATAATTTTTATATCGCTTGAACCTGTTGGGAAATGCAATTCATCTTCAGTAATCTCCCAATTTTCTGACGTTACTTTGTAATATTTATCGGCCATATATTTTTCTAAAAAAGGCCAATTAGTAACTAGAAATCTAACAGCCTGAGCCGCATTTGAGACCTCTGCCTCCAGTTCCTTATGGCCTACTTGCTTGGCGAGGTCCCCATACAATTTTACTTTACGGAGCATAGCGAATCCTCTTTCCTGTGCATTTTAATAGCCATTCATCCAAAAGGTCACGACTTGAAAGCCTATTCTGCAAATGATGAAGCAAAAGTTGTTGGCCTACATACACACCAATATGATTCAAACCCTTACTGCAAATAGACATTAAGAGTAAATCACCCTCCTCTAATTCTTCTGATTCTTCTAACTCTCTAAAGCCTGTATCAACAAAACAATCCTCAAACATTGGACACTCAATAAAAGCATCAGGATCAACAGGACGCTCCCAATCCCGAAGCTTAATTCCTTTTTCTTGATCGTAGTAGTCACGAACCAAGCTCCAACAATCAGTAACTCCCCATACCCACTGTCTACCTACTAATGGAGCTTTATACCCGCAAGGTTCACAAAACTCCCAAGTTTTTAAATTAGGTTGAACAATCCACCACCTTAGATTTGATTTCTCACAAGCAACCTTATCGGCAATCGAAGGAGCTGGAGAAGTTACAGGATGAGAATGAATAATTGCGATAATTTCACCAGCGTCCTCAGCATCAGCCCAACAAAGAGGGTCAAGAATAAATTGATCTTCAGGCTTAACCGCTAAATTTTTACATGGCCAATATTTTTCCTTCCCTTTAATCACAACCAATAAGCCGCAAGATTCTTTCGGGTCTTCATCTTGTGCGTGTGCTAATGCGTTATCTTGCCAAATCACGAATAGAAAGAACCAACGCCAGGAAAATCTGTCGGCAAAACTTGGCGTTTAGGAATACGAACACCATGCAGGTCAAAGCTAGCAGCTAATTCAAACTCAACCATGTTTCTATTCTCTGAGGATTTTCTGTCAATATAAAAAACCTCGTCAGGAAATTTTGCAGATGAGTCGGGCGTCCCCGATGGGTTTGTGCCTGACTCCGCATCAACGATCGAATCATCTTCTTGTAATAAGAAGCTGGAATTGTCTTCTAGCAAAATATCCCCTCCATCAAAATTAGTGTCATCAAGGTATCGAAGTAATGTTCTTATTCTTGTTACTTTTGCACCTTCTAGACCCTGTGGAAGAGTAAGCAAAATAGTCGTAAAAGTCCCTAGTAAATTGGAAATTCTTAAAGTTGGTCTTGCGGTTTGCTTGCCGTTATAACCAAAACCATCGGCCTCAATAGGCATCTTTTGATATGAATTAGCACCGAAGACCATGATGTCTTGATTGTTTTGGCTAACCCCGTTATGCCATCTGTAAACGGTATCAACTCCATGCATTGTTGTATTTAATTCCATCTCAAACAATTCAATAATGCTGCTTGGATTTATCTTTTGTAGTTCAGAAACTGGGACAGCCATTATGGTTCAAATACTTGCTGAAAACTTGCAGAGATCGAAGCTCTGTTGTTGTAAGGAATCGACTTACTCCAACTCAGACAAATCCATTTATAAGCAGTTGAACCGTCTGGCGGTGTCCAATCAAAAGAGGCTCCATCATCCGCTCTTGCTTCAAGAAAAGTCTCAATTGTATCGCTATCTGTTTCAGAGATATTTGTCCAATTTAGATTCCAAACTTTTGGGTCAATATTCATCCCAAATTTTATTCTTTGAGAATAGCCATCATTAAACTGAACCGATCTGATCTGGGGCGCCGAAGCTTTTTGCGCTCCGTATGCGGCGGTGACTGAGGGGAAAGTAGCCATTATGCTGTAAGTAATCCTCCAGGACGTTTTTGGCGAACGATTTCGGCTTGAACTACACCTGCAATAACTTTTCCAAATTGTTGCATTTGTGCCTGTCCGCCTTGAGCGTCAGCACCGCCCGCCGCATCAATATTAATCACGACGTTAGTTCCTCCAATTGCGTTATTAGGAATAATTGTTCCAGAGGTGCTAGGAACAAATAACTCTGGCCCTCGTTCACCGACAATCGAAGCTCTTCCCACAGGTGGGCGTCCTCCATTAGCAAAGCCAAGAAATGCCCCAAGGCTACCTTTTCCTGTATTTGGAATCATAGAACTCAAGGCCATATTTATTCCCGCATCTAGCAATTTATTCGTAATGCTATTAAGAACATTATTTAAGGCTTCTCCTAAAGTTTGAGTGCCTTGAATTAGTCCTTTAATTGCTCCATGAACACTTGTTCCAATTGTCTCGCCAATAGATTTCCACAGTTCTTCGAGTTTTTTGGCTTGATCGATCAATAATTGATTCTGTCGAACTTCCGCCTCTACCGCCGCCTCCCTTAATCTTGCCGCCTCAGATTCTTCTTCTGTCAGCGTGAAGAAACTAGACAATCCAGAACCAACTGCGCCAGCAAGACTAGAAGCTGCCCCTGTTATCTGCTCAATGCTCCACTTCATCCATCCAGGGAGTGCATTCCAAAAATCATTAATTCTGGCTGTTATCCATTGGAAAGCATCTTTAAACGGTTTTTCCATCATTTTTGCTAAATCCCCTATCGCTCGGCCAACTTTCTCTGAAGCTTCATAGGTTTTCTGAAACCCAACATCAATTCCTTTTAAGAAAGCAAACCAATCTTCTGTTAGAGACTGCATTGCTCCGCTGCCTCCTCCTAACGCATCAAAGAAACCGACCGCTATTTGCCATAAGGCACGGAATGGAGCAACCGCAATCTTGACAGCTACCGCAAGAGTTTCAATCGTTACTGCAACCATTTTGATTAGTAATTTCAATATTTCGCCCGCTTCAGAGCCATCAGCAAACATATTTTGAATGGCCGTTCCGATCCTATTGACAGAACCTTGCAAAGTATCTGAAGCAGTAAAAGCAGCTCTAGCCGCTGCCCCTTGTGCATTCACTTGATTTTCTAAAAGCTGATTGAATTTTTCTGTGTCTTGAATAGCAACTTGAATACCTTTAAACGCTTCAATTCCGAAGGCTTCTTGCAATTCACCAGTCGAAAAGCCTTGCAATCTTTCAAGAGTTCCGCCTAAACCATCAGCCGCTAAAGAAGCCTCATCCAAATCAATCCCTAATTTTTCGCCCGCTTGTCCACTTGATATTTTTGCTAACGCTGCATTTAGCCCAGTAAACGCCGTTTCTGTCTGAACACCTGCCGCCGTTGATTGGGCAATGATGGCGTTAATTTCCCTTAATGGGACTTTTAAACCTGCCGCTGTTGTTGCGACCTTACCTATATTTTGAGAGTAAGCCCCAATTGTGATAATACCGTCCGCTTGAGTTTGGGCGAACTGATCCATCAAGAATGCAGCGTCGTCCGCTGTCTTTCCGTAAGCGTTTAAAACTTTTACAGCCGCACCGCCTGATGTATTGATGTCAGTAAAACCACCCGTAGCACCTAAACTTGCTGCCTTTAAAATTTTAGCCGCATCAGCCGCGTCAGTAAAACCCGCAGAAGCAACATCATAAGCAGCCGTTGTTAACTGGGTAACACTTGCTTGGCCTTGTAATTCTTGCGATAAAAGTTTTAAATTATTGGTTAATTCTTTGCTATTTCCTCCTAGCGTTTCAAACTTTGCCTCTGCAAAATCTTGGTCTGAAAGAGTTTTGAAAGCGGCTGCTAATGCAGCGGCTCCAGTAGTGAAGATAGCAAGAGGACCTAAGGCGGCTGTTAGTGCTACTCCTGCGGCACCAATACCAGGGACAGCTCCAGCGGCTCCTTTGCCTATACCCGCCCACCCAAGGGCGGCGCTTTTTAGATTTCGGCTTCCATCTTTTAATTTGCCATTCGTATTCTTGATCGTATTTGCAAACTTATTGGCGTCCGCATTAGCTTTCTTCAAAGGTCCGCTGACCTTATTAACCAATACCAGCTCTAATGGGATTCTTGCTGCCACGTTGTATCGCGTTACATAATTTTTATTCTACCTAGAACGCTTCGCCTTTTCCATTGCTTGCCGTTCTCTTTCATTCTTTAAGTCATAATAAGCAGCAAAATGCAGAAACTCCTCATCTGATAATTCAGTGCGGAGCCTGCTTACTGTCATCCCTAATTCTGTTGCTAGGAAGAACTCAAAAAATAGCCAGTTATCCCCCCTTAGTCGTTTTTTACTTCCTCCAAACTTTCGCCTTCTTCATTCACATTAAATAAGAAAAGTTCGACTTCATTTAAAACTTTCTCAGGTAATTCACGCTGTAACTTTGCAACGTCAGCCAAAGCAAATGCCTTAGATCCGTCCTCAAGTTCTGCAAGTTGACACAGCATGACCGTGGACTGCTTTAAAGCATCATCGCTATTTGCAGTCGCTTGAACTCTTAAACGGTCTGAACGAGTAACAGGCCTAAAAAATAATTCGACTAACAGGTCACCATTTGGATCTGTTAGTTCAAACTTGCGGCGTTGACTTAGATCAAAAGCACCGCAAATACGATCAACAGTGCGTTCCTTATTGGAAGAGGGTGGGGTTGGTTGGGTTGTCATTAGATGGCGAGGGTTATAGCACCATTAAACGTGAAATTAATGGTAACAACTTCTAGCTCTCCAACGGTAGCTCCATATTCTGCACCCGTCACTAGAATCGATCCCTCGATTTTTTTACCGCCTGATTCGTCTAGGTACAACTCAACAAAAGCGTTAGCAGGGTCATCAGTTGTAATGACTTCCTTGAGTAAATCAAGTTTGTCACCAGAGCCAGGTGCGTCATATAACGCTTCGATAGATCCAGAGCCGCCGACTCTGCCGCCCACATACTTGTTAGCGGTGTCACCATGCGCTCCGCAATCAAGTGACTCTTTCTCTAAAGAAGCACTCCAAGAACGAATCGCCGCAAGCTCTGAAGTACCGCCAGAGGCATCTTTGTCAAATTTGACAGTGCCTTGTTGTCCTCTATAAAAAGCCATGATTTAAATGTCGAGAGTAATTGCGCCGTTAGTGACGAAGTTGCAGGTGATAACCTCTAATTCGCCAACTGTAGCTGAATAATCAGCCGAAGTAATGACACCATCAAAAGAAATCTTTTTAGTCCCTGTTGTGTCTAAATAGAGTTCAAATAATGCAACCCCAGTATCGGATGCTGTGTTTGCAGCCTCGATAAAAACATTGGTTTCATCAGATGAACTAGCTGTATAAAGAAGCTCAACAGAACCAGAACCACTAATAAGCCCACCAACATTTGCTGCATAAGTAGCACCTAAAGCGGTGGTTTCTAAAACTGCTTTATCAACAGTCATAGACCAAGAACGGGTTGAAGTGATTGCAGCGGCAGAACTGCCTGCATCATCGAATTTAACTGAGCCTTGTTGACCCCGATAAAACGCCATAATTAAAGATCCTCGAAGGTTTCAAAGGTCATTCTGACCTGAGTTTGGAAATACCCTTCTGGCGATGGCGCAGCCAACACTTCTGGGCCTATCGGAGCGTCAAAATGAACACCCGATACAATAATTCGATTATATAAGTCTCTCACACGTTTGCCGATAGTTAAATTAGCCCCTGGGCCAACTCCTGCTGCTGTAAAGATATTAATTAAAACAATTCCATTTACTTTGTTCTCTGAAGTTGATGAGTCACCCATTGTCAAGTAAGTGCTTTCTGCGAAATTCATTAAACATTGCACCCAACTCGAAGCAGGCGTCGGAGTGTAAGGCATGTTGTGAAATACAACAGGAATTGCAGGGCTACTAGCAAGCTCAGTTGCCAGCCGTCCCTCAATCGTTGCTCTTACTGTGTTGAGATCAATTGCAGCCATAATTAATCAGCCATTTGCCCCCATAATTCGTCGGCTCTATCTTCAAGGTTTTTTGCAATTAAATCAAACCAACCGACTTCTACTTGATTGTTTTTACTTCTAAACTTTCCGCCCCATGATGGCGGATAGGGACCACGTCCTGCATTCGCTTCCGCATAAGGCAAGTTGTTATGGATGCTATAAGTTTCGCCGAACTTTTCTTTCTGATAATTCTTTTTATTAGGCTTGCTTATTTTTTTTCCATGGTCTCCCTCTGGAGCTTCGCCTGAGACTGCTCCTCCTTTTGAGACCTGCCAACTTGCTCGCATCCGTCCCGTATCAACGGGAGTGTTTTCCTTAATAGCCTTATCCGCTTCAAAAATTAACAAACGCATAAAATCATCACCTTTTTCTGTCCAATATTCAGGCATCTTGTCGAAGGGTACGTCTCTCATGCTCTTAAATACAACTCATAAGTTAAATCGACACCCGCTTGGCTGACTGTATGCACTCTAATGATTTGATAACTGACTCCGCCATAAACGACACGATCCGCAGTGGTTGGAGCATTAGTTAACTGATTAGAAGCTATAAGACATTTACGATCATCCGCCTGAATTAAGTCATTAACCTCACGCGCATTAACGTCGGAAAAAGCACCTTTGACAGTCGTGTCAGAAGTTGTTTCTGCGATAGCTCCTGTTGTTGTGTTATAGGAGCCAGTCGATACAGCTCGAACAACAACATCAACACCAATGCCAGGAATACTGGTTGCAGTGGTTGCGGCTTTTGCTAAGGCTTGAGCTAATCCCATTAGAGGCGATAAGCAATAACTTGGCCGCTTGCCAAAGTAATACTTGTAATAACTCCTTCAATTTCAGAACCAACACCCATAGTGATTCCATTAATTGTGGCAGATCCGTTTTCTGTAAGGTTCTCAGCAACAAAAGTTGCCTCGGCAGCGGCTAAACAATGAACCTTGCCAAATCTGCCAGTATGGGCAGATGTATCAGTGATGATGATTGCAGCGGGATAAGTCATGAGGGAAAATTAACTCCGTTTAATGGAAACATTGCCTGGTCCTCCTATTCTGAGGCCAGTGAAATAGCGCTCAACCATAGGCGGAATATTATCCGCCCAGACTGGGCCATGTCGGTACGGCGTGACCGCAACGCCTCCAACTCCTACACGGTCATAAGCCTCAAGACCTGTAAGGTTTAAAGCTGCTTTATTATTACTTAAATAAACCGCTAAAACTATCTCAGCTTTTTTTATTTGGTCTGGGATTTCTGTATCTGTGTAGTAATCAGTTGTGATCCGAAAAGGGAAACCCGTTGCATACGTGTTGATATAAGTATCTGGCTTTCTTACCCCTGTCCGAGGCCATTGCAAAATTTGAGTATCATCTGCCCTTGCACCTAAAAATCTTTCGCGGTCAATCCGCTGCGTCGCTGTATATAAAGCGCGGTTCTTATCGTCTGTAGAAGCGGAAGCCCAAGCAACAACATCATCATCTTTCACAAGACCATCAATAAGATCTTCTGCATCCGACAATGTGATGTAACTATTCGCCGTCGCCGATCCCACTGTCGCGACTATCGTGATCGCCATTTGTTAATGCTTTAACTTTTGGTTTACGTTTTCTTTTTGGCTTTAATGGTGGAACAGAAGCCGCCGCTTTTGCAGCGGCCTCGTTTTGTTCCCTCATCCGCCTAAATGCGGCCATGCCCATTAGCTAGATGCACCTTTTAATGCAACGAAGTTAAGGACAATTGCTTCGCCTAAGTTGCCCGCAGATGT